AGGTAATGGAGCATTCCTCTTTTCACTACCAACTACTTATGGTTCTGCATTTGTTGAAACAGTACAAATAGCGTCTGGCGGTGCTGAGCGTGAGTCAATGGAAAGCATTAGATATTTTGCTCCTAAGTCATTACAGATCCAAGAACGTGCAGTAACAACTTCCGATTACGAAATTCTTTTGAAATCTAATTTCCCTGAAATCCAATCAGTAGCTGCATATGGCGGTGAAGATTTAGAACCACCACAATTTGGTAAGGTTGCTATTTCAGTTTACTTGGGTCAAAACCAGACAAGCTTATCAACTACACTTTCTAATACATACATTGAGTATTTAAAAGATAGAAGTCCACTTGCTATTGAACCTGTGTTTGTACCTTCTAAGTTTATATATGGTTGCACTACAGTAAATGTAACATATAATGCAAAGCTTACTAAAAAATCCGAAGGCGATCTTGATGTGTTAGTTAGAGATGCGGTCAAGCTTTACAGCGACACGTATTTAGATGACTTTAATACAACAGCAAGGATTTCCAAATTAACAACTATTATTGATGCGCTTGAAGAATCAATTATTGGTACTAGCATTTCTATTATGCCTTATATTGAATATTCACCAGCCGTAAACATTGCTCAAAATCCATCGTTTAAGTTTGAAGCCCCACTTGTTAAACCATATCCGTTTGATGTAAATGACGGGTTTGCTAATTATAAACCGGCTATTAAAAGTGGTGTATATAGTTTCAATGGTACTGACGTATATCTGCAAGATGATGGTAAAGGAAATATCCAAATTATTGCTAATGATATTGCAAACCCTAAAGTTGTTAAACCAATCGTTGGAAACATTGATTATGAAAAAGGTGTAGTTAACTTAGTTGGATTTATTACCGATGGCTATGTTGGCTCTGGTATTAAATTTATGGCTAATACAATATCAAATGATGTTACTGCGCCTAATGGAAGAATATTTGGAATTAAAAATTCAGATGTAACAATTAAATTAATTGGAACGCAGACAAATGGCCGCTGAAATAGAAAAGAATATCTCGTTTAAAATAGCACAACAATTCCCTGCTATTTACCGAGAAAACAATAGCGAATTAGTACAGCTTATTACTGACTATTATAAGTTCCTAGAAACTGAACCTAATCAGTCTGTATATAACGCTAGAAGATTGTTTGAATATCGTGACATCACAACCACGTTATCAAGTATGATTATATTCTTTCAGAAAAAGTTTTTAGCAGACCTTCCATTACTAGACGATACTAGTGTACGTTTAATTATTAAAAACATTTTAGATCTTTATAGAAGAAAAGGATCTCAAAGTGGTGTTCTTCTATTCTTTAGAATGTTTTACCAAGAAGATGTTGAAATCTTTAACCCTTCTCAATACATTTTAAAACCATCAAGTTCTAAATGGCAAACCGGCAACTATTTGCAAATGGTTCCAAACAATGGTTTGTTTTATGATACATCCGGAGAAAACTATTACGAATACCTTGACCTGCTAAGCAAAACAGTTACTGGTTCTACATCAAAGGCGCAGGCTGCAGTTGATAAGATTAACTTTATCCTTTTAAATAATACGCTTACACCAATTCTATATCTTTCTGGAGTGAAAGGCCAATTTAAACGCTATGACAATATTATGGCAAGAATAGATGGCAAAGATGTATCTTTTGGTGTATTAAATGGTTCAGCATCTAACATAGAAATTGACCTTGACTATGGTGGCACAGTTGGAAACGAAATTGGTGACACTGTTTATATTACTAGCGATTATGGTAATGGCGGTGTAGCAATTGTTACTGATACACAAGACGAATTCACTGGCATTGTTGATTATCAGTTGACAGACGGTGGTTTTGGTTATACTATAGCTAATACAAGGCTTGAAGTTTCAAACCAAGTTCTTATTTTAGACAATGAAGACTTAACGTTTACACCATTAGAAAGATTAACTGATACTGGCGGTAATACAGGAACAGTGATTGGTCAAAATGCTGCGGCAGTTGGCATAAAAATGGATCCGGGATCTAATTTTATTTCTACACGCGCCATTTCAACTCTTGACCGAACACCAAACGTAACAATATCAAATATATTTAGTATAGCAGCTAGAAACGACAGTTCTCCGGGTTTATTATATCCTGACACTTCAGCAAACACAGATGTTAAAGTTGAGTCGCTTTCTAATATTGAAACTATTGCTTTAATTACAGATCCAATCGCGCCTTTCCTTGGCGTAGCAATAAACGCGGCAAACTATAACGATCCGCCAGCTACACAGGCTATGTCAGGTGTGGCAGACCCAGTAACACTTGCTACTCCGTTAAACCAAGCATTTGATTTAGTACCTTTTGAAATTGGAACTATTGACGCGTTTGAAAATATTAACCCAGGCGAAGATTACGTAAACGATGTGTTTACATTAATTAGAGACGAGGTTATGATTGCGTTTGATAGATATGAACAGCGTTTAGTTATTGATCCATTTAGTGCAGGGTTTTCAGTAGGTGATGCGATAAGTCAACCTAGTACTTCAGTATCAGGCATAATTACAGCCATTAATGCGGACAAAGGATTTATCCAAGTTAGACCATATGCGTACTATGGATTTAGGACTGCCGACATTTCACATGAAGGTACGACATACACAGTTATTGCAACTGAAAGAGATTACACTACAGATGTTTATGGCGCAAATGCAGAGATGGTTTCGCGTACACTATTTGCTACAGGTAGGATTTCTGAAGTAAGAGTTACTAACTCTGGATTTGGATATTTAAATGAGGAAATAATATTCCTTACTGATGCTGCAGGAAACCGTTTGGCGAAGGGTCAACTATTTGCTGACGCACAAGGCATCACTGCTGGTTTCTGGGGTAGTGAAACATCTCACATGAATGGTTATAAACCAGATGGCACAACTTATTATGATAGTAAAAGCAGGGTACACGACTCTGACTTCTATCAAGAATTCTCATATCAAATTAGATCTACGATTGACTTTGACTCATACAAAGATACATTAAAACAAAACGTACACTTAGCAGGTACGCGAATATTTGGATCGTTTGTTTACAAAAAGAAACAAGTAGTTGGTGTTAGCCATAGATTTAATAGAACAATTAAAAATGACCCATTAATTGGTGGTGATCCAATCGTTGGTCCAAATCAAGCAGCTACTATCCCTAGGTACAGCTCAGATAGAACAACAATTTCGGTAGACACTATCAACTTAAAAGTTGACACGGTTTAATAAATAGATAAAAATCTTTAGGAGCACAAAATGGCAAAGCAAGTTATTGGCGTTGGATTAGTTGGAAACGATGGTCTCGGCGATCCACTAAGAAATGCTATGGTTAAAGTAAACGAAAACTTTACAGAATTATACGATGACGCATTTGACGGAGCATATACATCATTAACTGGTCGACCAACTAGTTTATTATTCTTTGTAAATGATGGCGCTAATAACCAAGTACTTACGACTAACGGCGATGGCACTATTACTTTTCAAGATGGATTTGGAACAACTGATGTTGATGATCATTTAAATATAAGTAGTGCAGCCGCGGATCAAGTATTGGCTTGGACAGGCACCGATTATGAATGGGTTCCTCAAGCCGCTGGTTCTGGTGGTGGTTTATCAAACACAGAAGTTATTGATGTTGTAACTGGATCTGACTTAGATATGGCAGGCAACAAAGTATTATTTGGTAACGTATACGACGCAGAAGTTGATTTACCGTCGGCTAGTAGTTATCACGGTATGTTCGCCCACGTACATGGTACAGGTGCTGCTTATTACGCACATGCGGGCGCTTGGGTTCAATTAGCTAACAACTCAGACATTGGTGGCGGTGGCGGTGGTTCATTACCATCAAGAACCTCACCAAGTGGTTCAACTGCTTCTTTAGCAGACGGTGTAAGTGGCGATCTCGATCTAACTGGATTTAAATCATATTCATTGTTTACTATCACAACTGATAGAGCTGCTTGGGTTAGGATTTATGCCAATGGCGCTACACGCACTGCAGATAATTCACGGGGCGAAGGTACTGATCCAACTCCAGATGCTGGCATTATTGCAGAAGTAATTACTACGGGTGCTGAAACAGTTATAGTATCTCCCGGTGTTATTGGATTTAATCTTGAAGCAACACCGACGACATCTATACCATGCCGAGTTACAAACAAATCTGGATCAACGGGCGCTGTTTTAGTAACGCTTAACCTTCTGCAATTAGAGGCTTAATACATGCTACAAGAATGGATTGTTACACTTCACGATAAGGAAGATTTAGACTCCTTTTATGAAGACATGGAAAATGTTGGTGGAGCGTTACATATCCCTGGGCGGGCTGTTGAGTTAACTAACAGAAGATTAATTAGTCGCAACACTCACTATATGCTAACAAACGAAGAAGCAGAAACATTAAAAAATGATCCGCGCGTTTGGGACTGTGATTTAAAAGAATTAGTTGATATAACAACAAAGCCAACTGGCTGGAAACTAGAAAATCAAAAGTTTTCAAAAGACTGGTTTACTGATGCAACCGATGTTAACTGGGGATTGCTTAGACACTCTGAGACAACGAATAGATCTAACTGGGGTGCTAATGGTACAACAAATATTACTTCAGATTTAACAGTTACTGCATCAGGTAAAAATGTTGATGTTATAATTGTAGACGGACATATTGATCCAGCACATCCAGAGTTTGCTGTTAACAGTGATGGTTCAGGTGGAACACGAGTTAATCAATTCAATTGGTTTTCATTAACAAACGCAGTGACCGGTGGTTCTAACGGCACATATACATACGATCGTTCTGGTTCTTACACGCAAGCAATAGACGTACAAGACAATAATCATGGAACACACTGCGCAGGTACCGTTGCTGGTAACACGCAAGGGTGGGCAAGGGATGCAACCATTTTTAATATAAGTCCATACGGCAGTAACCCTAATAGCCTTTCTAGCAGTGTTATGTGGGACTATATGAGACAGTGGCATAACACTAAACCAGTTAATCCAGCGACAGGAAGACGTAACCCAACCGTGACAAACAACAGTTACGGATCAGGCATTACGTGCGGCGATAACAATTTTGGAAACGTAACATCTATAACATATAGAGGTGTTGAGTTTAACCCGGGTCGAGATCTTACTGTTCAAGAATTGCGCGACAGAGGTTGTTTGGCTGCCGATGCAGATATAGAATTCCCTAACTACTTCACGTCACGTAACGCTGATATGCAAGATGCTATGGATGATGGCATTATTATTGTGGCATCAGCTGGCAATGATAGTTGGAAAACAGTAAACAGCTCAGACCAAGATTATAATAACACGTGCAAAGTACCATACTATGGATTTGACTATACTTGGTCATTGCATAGAGGAACAGGATCAGGCGCTGGGTATGCACCAATTATTAACGTCGGCGCAGCATCAAACGATGTTAACGAAGTAAAAGCACCGTTTAGTAATTGTGGAAACCAAGTAGATTTATACGCAGCTGGCGAAGGCATTCAAAGTAGTTTGCTCACAACTGGTGTAGCTGATGCTAGAAATGGCTCATATGATTTAGGAAAATATCAAGGAACGAGTATGTCAGGACCACAGGTTGCTGGCGTAGCTGCATTACTTGTTGAGGCATGGCCAAACGCATCTCAAACTGAAATTCATGCGTGGTTGGTAGATAACGCGGCGACCGATGTAATGTATGACTCGGGAACGGACAACGGGATGGACACAGCCAGTTTACAAGGTGGTGCAAATAAGTTTTTACGTTGGATTAATCAACGACCAATTAATGGTAATACGTTCCCAAAGAAAAACTTTAAAGCAAGGCCAGTGTCTGGGAAAATGTACCCAAGGCCTAATATACGCAGAAAAGGTTAGTGAAATTGTTTATAAATATTAGAAATAAAGCGGGTTAGGTGATATGTCAGAAGTACTTACTACAAAACTGAAAAATGATACGACTAGAATGTTTTTCCAAGACATTCAGGATAATGACTATTATGTTTTTGTTTCATCTGTATCAACAGGCGAGACTCGCAACAGTGCATCTAATTCACAATATAGTAGAAATCAATTTTTAGAAAACACGGTGTTTGGCAAAAAGATTCTTGGATCTGATACTAAATTTATGATTAAGTATTACCCTTGGCAAAAAGATGCGGTTTATATTCAATACGATGACAAGGTTGATTTAGAAGGCAAACAGTTTTATGCTGTTGTCGGACCAAATGATAATGACACAGGAGACTATCGTGTATTCAAGTGCTTATTCAACAATAATGATGGACCATCTGCTGCGCCACCAAACTGGAATCAATATACCACAAACCAAATCTACAGAACAGCCGACAAATATGTCTGGAAGTTTATGTATGCCATTGAAGCATCTGAGTTTGAAGCATATAATGCCGTTGGTTTTATTCCATTACCATTAGATTTAGTTATAAATCCAGATCCAAATGCTGATGCTAACAATGTAGTTTATGGCTCAGAAATTAGTGATATGTTTATTGATAATCCAATTGATAATAACGGTTACCCTTCGCTTGAAGGCTTCTTGGTCGCATCCCCGTCAAACTCGGGATTAATAACAATTCGTGCTAATAACATCAATCAAATCCAAAACTTTTATACTGGTATGACGTTGTACACAACTAACCCAGATGGTGTATCGCATATCTATGATATTGATACGTATACCTTTGACACCGCGACAGGTTACGGTAGAGTTAGAGTTAATGGAACTCCAAGAGCAGATGGTGTATCAAATATCGCAACATGTTCAATTATACCTCGTGTAGAAATACAAGGTGATGGCACTGGCGCAGTAGCAAAAACAGAAGTAGTTAGCGGTAAGATAACTAATATAATTATCCTTAACTCTGGCAGCGGATATACTAATGTTACGGCTTCAATTAAGGATCCTGCATTTGACTTTGCGCCAGAAGATCCAAACTCTATTGATGTTAGAGCTACGTTAAGACCAATCCTTTCGCCTTTTGGCGGGCACGGATATAACTTAATTGACGAACTATACTGTAGTCACGTACTCCTTTATGGTTATATTACAGAAACAGATAATAATCTTATTGGCGCTGATGGAAGCTATTCTTATCTTGGCGTTGTTAAAAACCCAGAGTTTGTAAGTGCTTCGGCAAACTCGGCCAATACACCTACAGTATTTGATAACCGAATTGCAATTACGACTGACAATATTGCATTTGCTATTAAAGATGATTTAATTAAACAATTAGATGATAATAACAAAATAACCTTCACTGGTAAAATTCACGAAGTGGCTGAAAGTTCTAACACAGTATATATTTCTAACTATATGGGTCCATACACCAATACAGCGAATAATGATACAGCTTTAGATCCTACTGCGTCCATTGTCAATTCTACAGGTCAGAGAATTATAATAAATAGTCCACAAGCCAACAACACGATTGAATCAGATTACATCCAACGAAGTGGGCAAGTATACTTCATGGAAGATTTTGTTCCTCTCGTCCGTACTAGTACCTCGCGAGAAGAATACAAATTAGTACTAGAATTTTAAGGAAACATGATAGATGCCTATTAACAAAAATTTAAATATTGCTCCGTATTTTGATGACTTTGATATTGAAAAGCAATTTTATAAAATCCTGTTTAAACCAGCATACGCAGTACAGGCTCGCGAATTAACTCAACTGCAAACTATTTTGCAAAATCAAGTTGAACAGTTTGGTGACAATATCTATCAAGAAGGTAGTATCATTAAAGGGTGTAACTTTACAAATCTAAACAGTTTGCAATATGTTAAGCTAACTGATAAAACTGGATTTGACCCAGAGTCATTTTTACCAAAAATCGAAGACGAAGTGTTATCTGGCGTAACGGTATCGGTCGAAACTAAATTTGAAGTTGTTGGTTCTGTTTCCGGACTTAAGGCATCTATTATTTACGCTGCGCGTGGTTTTGAAACTCGTCCGCCAAATCTTAATACTTTCTTTATTAACTATTTGAATACAAACGAAGCAGGCGGTTATAAAGCGTTTATTCCCGGTGAAGAACTTATTATTAATAGGTATCGCTACAACGGTTCATTAGTTATTGAAACAACACTTTCTATCGCAACTACACAAGTAACACAGCTTCCTGCACCAACTGGTTTCTCGTTTGGTATTCAAGCTGCATCAGGTGTTATATTCCAAAAAGGTCACTTCCTATTCGCGGCAGAGCAAACACTTATTGTTTCACCGTACACTAATGCACCTGACGATCTTTCAGTTGGTTACGAAGTTACAGAAACTGTTGTTTCCTCTTTGCAAGACAATAGCTTATACGATAATGCAAACGGTTCTGAAAACGAAAACGCGCCGGGTGCTGACAGATTTAAAATGGTTCCAACATTAACTGTTAAAGCAACTACACTCGCTGACGTTGACGCTTCATTCTTTACATTAGTTAGATACCAAAATGGCTCAGCAGTTACGCTTAGAGACGTTGCGCAATTTAACTCTATTAACGAAGAAATGGCAAAAAGAACTTACGAAGAGTCTGGCGATTATATTGTTGACGATTTCAACGTGTTATTAGAAAGACGCGGCGCGGATCTTACTGCGCTTGTAGGAAAAGGAACAGCATACATTAAAGGTTATCGAATTGATAACCAAGGCTTCCAAGATGTAGTTATTGATGACGTTACTACTACAACAACACAAGCAAACGAATCAACATCCCTTAACTATGGATCATATGTTGATGTAACGGCAATTACTGGAACTATTGGATTACAATACGAAATGCTAGAGCTACAGCGTTCAAACGGTACTAAAATTGGCGAAGCTTTTGCTAAAAATATTACACCAACAAGATTGTATTTGTTTGGTGTTAAAATGTTATT